GGTAAGGTAGCGCCTAACCAGCAGGAGTGGCTTAAATCGCTTTCTAGCGCGTCTGGCGTGGCAGTTTATGTGTGGAAGTCCTACGAAATAAACGAAATTGAAAAGGTGCTCAAATAGAAAGGGGGTGAATGATTATGCTAAAGGCATTTAGTTTAGCCGCTATCCTGACGCTGGTGCTCGATTCCGGCCTGTATCAGGTCGCAGCCCGCACTCAGCCGTGGGTAGGCGGCTATTATTATACAGAGCAGTGGGCGTGTTTTTACTGGATAGCCGGCATGCCGATTATCATCCCGTGCTGATTCGCGGGATTACTGCTTTAGTTTCACGGCGATCTGCGAATATTTCGGCTGGGCGCCAAGTTACGTGAGAAAGAGCATTATCAAGTACTTGCGCGTAAGTGAGCAGAACGGGCCCCGCGTATGGCCGCGATCGAGTCGCCGGGGCTCCCGTCCTTCGAAAGCACGGCGGCGGCAAGTGAGGAAAGGCTGGAAGGTATGAGCATTATTCGTGAAGCGCGGGAAATGCGCGATGAAATAACTAGGCTTAGTAATTTACTTGACTGGTATATCAAGCGCGTGGACTGGCTAGAAAAACAGCTAGCGTCTGCGCCTGAGGTATTAAAAATCATTGGTCGCCGAACAGAAGCAGCCGGTTGAGTAGAAACTAAGTCTGGTATTTTTCTGTTTTCTAAACACAAGCGGTTGTGATATTGCTGTGTAGCAATTAGCAAACGGCAAACCCTTAATTTCAACAGAAAATCAACCAAATTGCCAACTAAGCTATTTGAACCAGGGAATAAATTAGCCAAAGGCGGCAAGCGTGAAGGGGCAGGGCGCCCGACTAATGACCAGAAAGAAGAGCTATTAACCTTAGCGCAGGCAATAGAGCGTGAGGGGCAGCGAAGGGCGGCCAGGCTTGCACACCGTTACTATGAAATGGCTGAACAAGACCCGGCCACGATGCGCCATGTGGTCGACGGCACAAGGGTGAGGAATGCCGAGCAGCCAGCCGCAATCATCCACCAGTTCATCCAATTCACAAATAATCAGAATACCTTACAATTACCTGCCGAGGCCGTATCAGCTGCCGTTCTGGTTAGCGATGAACGAGGGCAAGACACGAGCAGTGAAGGTGTGGCATCGCAGGAGCGGCAAGGACAAGACGGACTTGAATTTCACAGTTTCACGAATGTTTCCAGAAAACGGGGGCCGTAGGGGTGTTTACTACCACCTGTTCCCGACATATGCCCAGGGCAAAAAAGCAGTGTGGGATGGCATAGATGAGCGTGGGTTTAGGGTAATGGATCACTTCCCGGGCTTTAGTGCAGCCAAGCACCCTAGCGGTATTGTGGCACGTAAGAACGAGACAGAACTAAAGGTTGAGCTTACCAATGGCAGTTCTTATCAGATCATTGGCACCGATAATATCGACAGCATTAGGGGAACGAATCCGGTAGGTTGCATATTTTCAGAGTATAGCCTGCAAGATCCCCAGGCATGGGATGTCCTAAGCCCGATATTGCTGCAAAACGGCGGCTGGGCGCTGTTTAACTTTACCCCTCGCGGCCACAATCATGCCGAGGGGCTCTACAGGATGGCCAAGAACGATCCGGCCTGGTACTGCTCACGCTTTACCGTGGACGATACCAAAGACGATAACGGCAAGCCGGTTATAACCCGTGAGCAGATAGAGTCAGAACGCCGCCGGCTGATAGCCCAAGGCAAGTCGGAAAGCGATGCCGAAACTTTCCTACAGCAGGAATATTATTGCAGTTTTGAAGGCTACTTAGAAGGCAGCTACTACAGCGAGCAGCTGCGTGCTGCACGTGCGCAGGGCCGTATCAGTCGCGTACCGTGGCGCGTTAATGAGCCGGTGTATACGTTCTGGGATATCGGCGTCGGCGATAGCACCTCAATCTGGTTCGGGCAGCGCTATAAGCATTTGATGCTATTCGTGGATTACTACGAGGACCGCGGCAAGCAGCTCGGCCATTATGCCAAGGTATTGCATGAAAAACCGTATACTTACGCCGGGCACTACTGGCCGCACGACGGCAAGAACCGTGACTTCAGCGGCCGTGAAGGCGAGGATCGCCGCGATACCGGGCAGCGGCTAGGGGTGCGGCCGATCTATATCGTGCCACGGGGCGACATAGACGACGGCATAGACTCTGTCAGGCGGCTATTCAGCCAGTGCTGGTTTGACGCCAAGGCATGCGCTAAGGGCCTGGATGCATTGGCATCTTATCACAAAGAGTGGGACGAGGACCGTAAAGAGTTTCGCCAGCGGCCGTTTCACGACTGGGCATCACACGGGGCCGATGCGTTTAGGACAATGGCAAAGTGCAGGTGGGATCTGCCGGTGCAGGACGACGAGCACCACCGGCTACCGCCTTCGGCGATGAGCGCCTGATGCTAAATAACACTTGCCATATTCCACCCCGTTATAGTATAACGCTATCTATGGATGCACCTAAATGCAGGATTTGCGGTGCAAGGCATTACGCGATGCAGCCGCATGTATTTGATTTTACTTCAAAACCTAGTGCTAAACCTGTAGCGGCAACGGCCAAAGCAGTCATTCCGCAGGCGTTACAGCCGTTACACTGTCCTACGTGTCACTGTAACGGTAAGCGAGTTTACAAATCAGCAGCCGAGCGGCAGAAAGCCTACCGCGAGCGGCACAAGGCCACCTAGATTGTTTATACTCCCCTCACGGGGCAGACCCCAGAACGTAGCGCGGCTGATTGAGCACTACCGCTACACCGACGCTACGGCGCCTGTGGTGCTCTATATCGATAGCGACGACCCGAGCCTGACTGAGTATCAAGCACTTGACTTGCCGCAATCGTGGGGCATTTGGGTGCAGGATAGAGCGCCTTATAACCCAGTCTGGTATATCAATAAAACTCACTTCGACGACTACCCCAACGAACCCTGGTACGGCCACATTAACGATGACATGGTGCCGAGGACGTATCACTGGGATCAAGAGCTAATCAAGACAGCCGGCAGTGATTTCATTGCCTACGGCGATGACATGCTGCAAGGCAAGCGCATGTGCACGTTCCCGGTTATAGGCGGTGATCTTGTTCGAAGATTTGGCCGGCTGATGTTCGAAGGTTTAAACATTGACAGCGCCTGGATGCTGCTCGGCTACAAGCTTGGGCTTTTACGCTACCGGCCCGATGTGCGGCTAGAGCACATGCACTGGACGGTCAACAAGGCGCCGTTTGACGAGACATACAATGTTGACGAGGCGATACGGCAAGGCGGCAGCTGTGAGGCATTAGAGGCGTTCATGCGCGAGTGGATATTACCGAGCAATTTCGAGCATGTCGGGTCTATTGGTGCCTGTCCGGCGTGTCAAAGAAACGGGGAGGAGCGGCTATGACTATGGGGCGGGTATTCGTACTGATCAGCGTGATCTGCTTTTTACTGGCGTTTATAGGCGCCGGCTTCGGCCTTAACGGCGGGCATGTGCACGGGAACATGAGCTGGGGCGATTTGATTGCACTCGGCCTCTTTTTCTATGCTGCTGCGGGGCTTGTATGATCCTGATTTTAATCATCATTCTGCTCATTCTGGCGCTCGGCGGGCTGCCGCAATTGGGCTATCACCAATACGGCTACGGCCCATCGGGGCTGCTCGGCTTGGTGCTTGTCGTGCTGCTGGTGCTGTTTCTGTTCGGGAGGCTATGACGACGCAATACGGACATTGTACGTGCTGCGGGCGCACTGACGTGCCGATCTGCCCGAAGTGTGGCAAGCACGTGCCGCACGGCAATGTATCCGGCACGTGGCTGCCATGCTGGTGTGACGGATATCCGTGCCATCGTTGTGAAGCAATGCCGGCCGATTTTGACTTGTCTTTTTATCAGGGTGCCTGGCGGATAGATGACAGCCCTGGCTATCTTGGATCGGCAATCAAGTTTTGCCCTTATTGTGCAGAGAAACTAACGAGGCCTGAAGATGACAAAGAAGCCCAAAGCGCGCGCGTTCAATCAAGGTGAAACGCCAACGATAGCGGTATTTAATGCGGCCACGGTATCGCTCGGCGTGGACTTCAATAAGCTTGTTACGTCCCTTCAGTTCTACGTCGACAAGTATGTAGCGCCAAGATGGGCATGCCCGGCCCATTTAGTTGCGGTCAATGACTTTATCAAAGG